TCCTCGGGGAACGGGTACTTTGCCTTTACTGCAAGACAGGCAGCCTTGTATTCATCGATTTGGTCTTGATCGTCTTTGGCGGTCCCGTCTAGAAAATCCTGAATCGGTGGGTATTCCGCTGCTCGTTGCAATCTGATCCCGTGTTTAACGGCTTCAATCACGTCAGCATCATTACCTGCTGGAACCACGGCATCAAGATCGTGTGCAAATAGCGTCTTGCTTGCAACTTCGCTTGCTTCGTAGCTGATTACGCCATCCTCATCAGTGCTTGGGGTAACGGCATACGGAACAAGCCACTGATTCTTGACGAAGCGAGGTCTGGGATAATCGCTGCCGTAATTTACGAAGGTAGGCTTTGACACGGGATTTGGCTGGCAATACGCTTTCTTTTATCAGTTTAGACGTATCAGCGTACCGAAGCCAGCCGCGAAAAGATCCAATGACATGCCGCAGTCGAATTGCTTCATTCAACGTCATACGCTTGACCTTCAATCTTTCCTTAAATCGCTGAATGGTTGCTTTGCGAACCAAAGTTTTATCACACCAAAAACGATAACCCATAAAATCAACGCCTCTAGAATCAATAGGGAATATTTGCCAGTTTTCTTTTAGTGTTAATTTGAGCTGCTTTAAGTAGCTTTCTATTTCTTTCTTTAGCAAATGAAGTCTTTCTTTGCTTGGGGCAAGAATGACAAAGTCATCGCAATATCTAAAATAATACTTAACGCCTTGATCCTCCTTTATCCAGTGATCAAATGAGTTAAATATTACGTTACCAAAATATTGGCTTAAGTAATTACCAATTGGTACGCCTTCTTCGGAATCAATGATTGTATCCAGAATCTTTAGCAGGCTTGGGTCTTTTATCTTTGCGCGGACAGCTGTTTTAAGTGCGTCATGATCTATCGATGGGTAAAATTTTTTGATGTCACATTTCAACGCATACCATCCCTTGCAGTTCGGCATTATATGTTTGATGCGTCTAACGCCATCATGTATGCCCCTGCCTGGTATCGAGGAATAACTATCGCGGATAAACGCTTTTATCCATATTGGACCAATAATTTGAACGATTGCATGGTGAATAATTCTGTCAGGGAAAAATGGTAAGGCATGGATAACGCGATGTTTGCCGCGCTCTACCAGCTCGAAAGTGGTGTATTTGCCATTCACAAATGCTTCATCTTCTAACAGTTGCTGTATTTTAAGCAAATAACAATTAGGATTTTCGTCTACTTTTATAACTTGTTGAGTTCTGGTCTTGCCACGCTTTGCATTTTCGTAAGCAACCCGAAGGTTTTCTATGTCGTAAATTTGATGATATAAATTACCATAACGTTTCATTTTTAAGCCCCCAGCGTCGCAGCATATTCGGCGTACCTACTAATGCTTTATGCGGTGCAGTTGTTTCACCAAGAGGTGTGGCTTGCTCTGTATGGTTTACTAAAAACCTGGGGGCAACGGCGAGACCCGATGTTCGTGTTGGAATTGCCCGAATCATTGTTCAGATTCAAGTAGAAGGCTCCATCCTGCGTACCATTGTTGGAATTGCCTCCCACATTGGCCACACGCCACCCGGAAAAACAGAGCCAAGCCAAGGTGATGTAATTTGGCATCACCGTATAAGTATAGCTTTTCTTAATTTTCAGCATACGCCAGGCGAGACCCGAAGTACGCGCCGGAAACGCCCGAAGCATCGGCCAGCCACAAGCAGAAGGCCCCAACCAGCGCACCATTGCCGGAATCGCCCCCCACATAGGCCACACGCCACCCGGTAGAGCTCCAGAAAGCATCTCCCAGGTACGTCGTGCTGCTTGCTCCCGTCACAACAGACGGTAAAAATACATCTGCTAACGGATGTAGCTCTTTCTGGTATGACGCTGATCCAGTTGGAACTTGAGCGTAAAAGTCATAACCATCAGCAGTGTTGTCTGCAAAAGCTGTTTGATCATTAGTCAAATAGACCACTCGCTCATAAACGTTTATGCCGTCAACGAATTGCCACGCGCGACCATAAAGATTTTCAATGCCGCGATATGACATGTAATCATCAGCGTTGGAACCGTTATCAGTGCTGTTGACGCTGTGATTGCCATCACCATCACTTTGACCTGTTGTCACTCCATAAGTTGTGCCAGCGTCAGAGCCATTCCCAATCACTTTTTGTGAGTTGTAATCCTGAAACTCGCAAACAAGCAGTGTTTGAATAGCAGCCAGCTCTAAGTAAGACAATACATGCCATCCAGTGCCACGAGCTGCGGCTTCGGTGCGGAAGGTGTTGCGGGTTTGGCTGCGGGTATTTGTTTGACCGCTTACGCTAGATCCAGTGCCAGCATCGTCATAGGTGTGATAAGCCCCAAAATAGAACGCACTTTTGTAAGTACCGTCTGTCTTGATAAATGCAGGATGTGGCCGGAAACCTTGGGCAATAAGACCATCGTTACAACCCAATTTGACTTCACGGGTGTGAACACCATTTAAGAAGCCGTAACGCACGCTGAATGCAGGCACCTCAACAACCACTTGACCATCAGTACCTGTAAGGTCACTTGCTACTGCACCAGCGGCAGGTGTAGCAGTTGAAGTGGCTGCAAGGCATTCCCACAAGTACCCGCCATTCGTAACACGCTGCCCCACGGTGAACGTACCAGCAGCCCATGCCGGTACACCGACACGAAGTGAACTATTTGTGCTTTCACTAATTGTGCCAGTATAAGCAGTATCAAGTGCTTCAGTTTCTATAATGCGAAGCCAATCGCCTGCTTTCATGTCGCTGTCATCAGCGTCTAGGTAATACTGAACAACCCCAGCATCGTTAATGACACAACGACGCATTCGCGATTGAACGTCAATGTCTACCGCGCCCGTAAGGTCGCTGACTTTGATGCTGGTACCTGGCAGATAAAGCCCATAAGTATCATCGTCGTGGTCCCAGCCAAAGACTGCGGATGGAGTAATTTGCTCCCAGGTTGGGGCTGCACTGGATCCATTGGAGACAAGTACTTGACCTGCTGCTCCATAGTTAGCACCGCCTACGCCAATAGGGCCAGTGGTAGTGAATGTTCCGCCATTCTCTAGTTCAAGGTCACCGCCGACAGTGAGCTTGTCTGTCGTTTTGTCGTAGGTAAGACCGGCGTCACCACCTAGGGCTCCGCCGTCATTAAATTGAACCTGCGTGTCCGCACCGCCAGGAGTGGCAGCGCCGCCTGCTCCTACTTCGTCGAGGTTGCCGGTAAATGGGTTGAACTTATAGCTCATGACTAGACCTTAGCAACGCTGGAAAGGTTTCCACTGGAATAAGTCAACGTTAAAGTTGCTACCGTCGTTCCAGTGGCACCACCGAGTTTAAAGATTACGTCTTGACTTCCGGTAGCTGGGGTAGCTGCAGGGCTAAATTCGATGTAATCGTGGCCGGGTACTTCTAAACCTTGGACAACTGAGGCTGAATATGTGCCGTCAGGGTTTCTTATTAAACCGCTTTGTGTGCGTGCGGTCGTAGACATCGCTTAAGCCGCAGTAGAGCAATCTAGTGATAGTATAGCTAGTTTTCTTTTAACTAGTTCTCATCGTCCTCGACTTCGATCATTACTTCGATGCCGCTGGCAAGACGTACCATCAGACCCGCAAAATCCTCGGGGTCTTGGGGTGTCATGAAGGCAAATGAGGCTTCCGTGGTGCGGCTTTCGGAGTCCACTTCGAGGTGTGTGCAGAAACCGCTGACGATTCGGGTGCCCACTATTTTTGTCCCTTTGGTTTACGTTTTTTGGCTGTTTTGGCCGCTTTTTTGAATGCGTCAGCGGTTGGGGCGCCCTTTGAGCCTGGTTTGCGCATTTTTTCGTCCGCGCCACCCTTGATGCGCTTACGCTTGGCGTGGATATTGGCGTAAAGACCGCGTTTTGCCATGGAAATCGCGACAGCTGTTCATATTCTACTTCTTGGGGCCTTTCTTTCCTTTGGGCTTCTTCTTTTTGCCTTGGCCGTAGTGTCCGGGCATTGATTTACTCGCTGGGTTCAGCTGAATCTACCTCTTTTTGTGGTGTTATTTCGGCTTCGATTACGTCGCTTTGCGGTAGTTGCGCGGTGACTACTTTTGGTTCGACTTGGATATTTAGTGATGGAACTTGGACCGAGACTTGTTCGGGGGTGTTTTCGCCCAGAACACGTCCCAGGGAATCCAAAACTTGCGCGGCGACTTGGTAGTGGCCTTTTTTCATGGCGGCGTGGACGACGCGGAGACGCATTGTTTGGATGCGGCCCAGCATTGCTTCGCGGTCGCGGATCCAGTCCTCTTCGGTCCAGCTTTTTACTTGGTCCCAGTCGCGCCAGGCAGTGGGGATGCTTATTCCTTCGCGGGCAGAATGTTCATATACGATTTGGCGCACGCTGTGGCCGTCAAGTTGGTGCCGGTACATGCGGCGTTGTCGTGCCTCGATGTATTCTTGGGCGCGTTTATCACCACGGGTTCGCTTTTTTGGGCCTTCGTAATTAACCATTGGTTTGTGTAGCTCAGTACAACCTATATGAAGTTTTGCCCATTACGCCTGCTTTTGCCAGGTTGAATTGTTGTAGGCATAAGTAACCGAAAGCGTCAAAAGCATGGTCTACGCCAAGATTTTTGTTCGGTAGGCCCGTTCCAGGGGCATAGGTCAGGCTGCGGAAGGATTTGATTAGTTCCTTGCAGCGCGGGTGGATGAAGCAGCGGCGCGTTCCAGTGGCATCTAAAAGCGCGGTGTTGACGGCGGTGATTTTGTCGCGTACTTTCCATGGGCTGCGGGGTGCGCAGACGCGGAATCCCGATTTTCGTAAAATGTTGTGGTCTGTTGCGCCTACACCTTGCGTTTTGCGGGCGCCGCCTGTTGGGTCCGGGCAGGCCATGATGCGACGTTCCAGGCCGAAGCGGCGGATTACTTCTTCTGTGAAATCCCAGGTGGTGGCGCCGCCGGTTAGGTGGATTTCGTCGAAAACGTAGAGGGTGTCGTTGTCCGTGACGGCGCAGATTCCTGTCATTGGGTCCACGTTGAAGTCCACGCCCAGTAGTAATGGGAGGATTGGGATGTCCTTTGCGGTGGTGCTGATGTTGGCGTCGCTAAATGAGACGGCAACGAGGCCGGATAGGTTTTCAAAGCTGGCCTCGAACTCTTGGCGGAAAGTTCGGGGGTCGAGTTGGCCTCGTGCAGCTTCGATTTCCTCCGGTGGAACGTTGCCGCCTTCAATCGTAGTGAAGCTCCACCGTTTCCAGTTGGCGTCGCCTGTGATGCAGTACTGCCATAGCTCGTAAAACCAGCTGGCCGTTCCATCGGGGGTGGAAATAAATAAGGCCCAGCCCTGTTTGTCGGCTAGTGCGGGGCGGATTACCTCGAACCAGACGGCGGCGTCCATAAATGCGGCTTCGTCGAGGACTACGCCCGATAAACTGCGGCCTCGTAGCGCCATTGCGTTTTCGGTGCCCTTTAACTCAATCGTGGAACCGTTGACAAGTTCCAGCTTGAGGTCCGTTTCGTTCTTGGATTTGATCCACGCCGGGGGAACAATACGTTTCATAACTTTCCAGGCAATGTCTTTTGCCATGCGGTAAGTCGGGGCGCAATAAAAGAAGGTCTCGCCGGGTGCGGCAATCGCTCCACGCAATAGTTCGATGCAGGCTAGGTACGACTTCCCGAAGCGGCGGCCTGCTACCAGTACGCGAAAACGCGCATCGCTGTTGAAAACTTCACCCTGCGCGTGCCGTAGCGATAGTGCGGGTGGTGTACGTACAGCCATATCACAGTAGAAAGTATTGGGTGCGTATTTTTTTTGGGGGCCTGTACTACAGGATAGTTGACTTTTGGTGGATACCCCCTTAGTATTACAGTAACAGATGTTTCCCACGTACCAGCAGGTTCCCTATGTCCTTTTATTGGCCGCCCTTGTTGCGAACCCGCCCCCCTTGTTGAGAACGGGTCGATTAGTAAAAATGAACTACCGGCGCAGGGTAAACCCTTCTCCGTTCCGGTAGTACAGTTGAACCAAGAGGCGCAGGGTGAACCCTTCTCCGTTCCTCTTGGTGTACTTAATATAGTACAATAAGCCGCGCTTGTGCCAGTGGCTGTGACACTTTGTCTACTGTCCTACATTACAAAATGTGACGGGATCAGTCGGCGTCAGTAGCAGCGCCGGCAGCCAGGGTCAGGCAAGTTCCGGCCAAGCCAGCGCAGGCAACCATTGCCACGGCACGCCCAGTCGCGTCAGGGCCTTTGGGGTCAGCCGACAGTAGGCCAGCCAGCGCAACGCCCACACAGGCTGCTGTGATACCACTGATAGCGAAGCAGGCAACGTATAGGGATTTCTGAGGGATGCAGTTGGTCATGATAAGAAGTTTTGATGTAAAGGTTTGTGATAGCTGTGCTTGATCTCAGAAAGTGTGCCCAATGAGGGCACACAGTCCTAACTCAAAAATACGTAGGCTCGGGCTTGTGATCGTACAGAGCAACTACAGCCGCGTCAGGGTGAC